CGCGCCTGGTGCCTGCAGCAGGGCTGACGGCACCAGCCCGTCCGTCCAGGATCGGCCCGGCATGTAATCCCAGCCGAACCCGACACCATCGGGCTGCATCACCGTCTCGCCGCTGGCCTCGTGGGTATACGGGCGGCGGACGATGGCGGGGGCGATGTCGGGTCCGGTCTTGTCCAGGCGTTTCAGGTCGCCGCGCGACAGCGCATGGACGCCGCAACTGCACATCCAGTCGTTCGGGGGATAATGGACATCCCACCAGGGATCGTCCCAGTCCAGCACAAGCCCGTCCCAGGCCAGGTGGCGCAGGCGCGGGCTTTTGGGCACCCGTGTGTCGGCATGCCGATACATCCAGTAGGGCATCAGCTTGACGACGTCGGGGTCGCGCATCTGCTTCAGGCGGCCCGCCATATAGCTGGTGCGGATATTGGTCTCGAAGATCGTGGAGATCCGCCACTCCCGCCCGCCGTTGCAGGACCAGCCGTATTTTGCGACGAGGCTGTCGAAGGTGGTCGCAAAGGCCCGGCGGTCGCAGGTCTCGGTCGCCGCGATGATCGCGGTCGCGAAATCCTCGATCATCGCCTGGTCGGTGACCCCGGCCACGACCAGGGCACGGTCATGCTGGCCGCGCATGAAATCCGTCCAGACCCGGCTCGGTGTCGGGCGCTTCTGCCGCAAGAACTCCGTCCGTTCGCGAAACCCGATCCGGGTGAAGTCCGGCTGGCAAAGGCCGCAGCCGCGCCGTCCAGTTCCAGAAACACCGCCCCGCGGCCTTCCAGCGCCGCCAGTTCGCTCGCCTGCTCGTCCAGCGCGGCCAGCGCGTCCGGCGTCCAGGCGGCGGCGAGGTCGACAAGCGCGGCCAGCGCCGCATCGGCGTCCGGCGCATCGGCGATCGCCGTTCGGATCGCCCCGATGCGCCGCTCGACATGGCGACGGGCCGCCACGACGGCATCGGCGGTGATCCGCTCCACCGGCCCGCCGGGTTCGGCAAAGCAGACGTGGCGGTTGCTCAGTCCGTCATGCGCCGTTTTTTTTGAGCCTGCTGGCCGCTAAGGACGGATCGGCGGGATCGGCGACCAGGAACGGATCGGTCGCCTCGGGCCTGCCGACACCGCTTGCGAAAGCCTGTCGCCCCGCCACCAGCGCGGCGATGGTCTTGTCCGACAGCCGGTCGGTGATGTCGAAACTGACGATGCAGTCGCGCGCCACCGCGTCGTCCTCGAACGTTGCTGCCGCCGACACCACGGCCCGGATCGCCTTGTCGGTCGCCTCGGCCGAGCCGGCCTTGGCCAGCCGCGCCTCGGCTGCCGCCTTCTCGTTCTTCGGGCGCTGCCGCACGACCGCAGGCACCGCCGCCCCGGGCAGGTTGTAATCGACGATCCACTGGCAGAGCTTTTCGCGCAACGTGTCGGACAGCAGATCGCCATCGCTGTCGACCAGCATGTCCAGCGCATCCGGCCCGTCGTCATGGTCGGCGTTCGGCCATTGCTGCAACTGGTCGATCAGCGTGACATGCGCCGCGTTGAACCGGATCAGTCCGGCCTTGACCGGCGGCTGCAACCGCTCGATCCGCGGGTTCTTGTCGCCGGTCGGGATCACCGGCACCGCCGAAATCGCCACCCCCTGCTTTGCCGCCTCGGTCATCAGCGTGGTGCGCAGAAACTCCTGGAACTGCACCGATTCCACGAACCACAGCAGGCAGCGGTATTCCCGCTGCAGCGCGATGGTGTCGGAAATGATGATGTCCGGCAGCCGCTTGCGGATCGACGCTTCCACCACATCCATCTTGCCGGTCAGCCGGTCGTACCCGCCGATCAGGATCGCCGACGGATCGCGCCCCTTGCCCGCCCGCCCCAGCGACGGGTCGATGGCCCCGAACAGGATCCAGTCATGGTTGCGCTGCACCCAATAGTCCAGATCGCCGAACGGGTTGCCTGCGCTGATCGGCTTGTTCTGATACTCGGTCTGGAACGCGTCGTGGCTAGCCGCGCGTTCCAGCATCAGCCAGACCAGCGGCTGCACCCCGGGCCAGTTGATCACCGCCCCCGCATCCATCTCGGCCCGGCGCGCCAGGTAGAACGCCCGCGCCGCCGCCTCGCCCGCGTTGCGCCAGTGCTCCTCGAACGCGTCCCACAGATTCATCCGGTCGGGCCAGCGCAGGATCGCCTGGAACTCGGTCACCCGCCACAGCGGCGACCGCGCGGCCCGGACCAGCACCGCGTCGAAATGCAGCACCGTGCCGACCCAGATCACATGCATCGACCCGTCGGGCGGGCCGACCTTCAGTGCCGCGCGATAGACCCAGGCCTCCAGCTTGGCCCGTTGTTCCGGGCTGCGCACCGCCTCGTCGTTCTCGATATCGTCAAAGAACATCAGGTCCGGGCGATGCGGGCCGTGCCGCCGGCCGCGCAGCTTCTGCCCGGCACCGAGGCCCTCGATCCGGATATTGGTGCGGGTGACGATCTCGCCCTGGCGCCAGACCCGGCCCTGGCCGCAGGCCTCGGGGAAATCATGCGCCAGGCGCGGGTTCGTGGTCAACTCCGCCTTGATCGCCTCGATCAGCAGCGCGGCCTCGGCATAGACGTCGCAAACCTCCAGGCAATAGCGCGTCCGCCGGGTGACGATGCAATACAGCGCCAGGCCCAGCGACAGATGGGTGGATTTCGACGATCCGCGCGGCGCGATGAACAGGTCGCGCACGCCCTGTTTCGCCGCGAATATCTCGGGCGCGCGGGCAAAGATCGCCTGGTGGAACAGGCTGTCCTCGCCCCGCACATAATGCGGCAGGTAGGTTTTCATGTAAAAGGCGAACCCGTCGGGCTGGGCCACACGGGCCAGCCGCGCCAGCCGCGCCACAGGATCGGCAGGAAAGGCATCGACATTCAGCTCGATGTTGCGGGCGAACGTGCTCGCCATTTCGGCGATGCCGCGCGCGAACGCCGCCTTGCCCAGCCGGGGGGCAAGCTTCGGGCGAACGATCATGAATTGTAGGTCTCGGCCAGCCGCGCCGCAAAGGGTTCGATGATCTCAAGGATCGTCGCGGCGTGCTGCGGGAAGGCATCCTTGACGAAGGCCAGAAGCTTGGCCATCACGTCCTGCGCCACGCCGAACTCGCTGATCTTGGGCGCGAACCGCTTCGCCGCCGCCGCCATCTTGGTCATCGCGTCCGACAGCGACACCAGCATGTCGACCTTCTCTCTGGTCGTGTGCATGCCGTCCCTGATCTCGTCCAGGATCGCCTGCGCCTGGATCATGAAATCCTCGACCACCGAGGAGACGACGACCTCGACACCTTCGCCCGCGATCACATGCGCGGTGCGCGCCTTGTCCCAGTCGTCACCCGCCGCCTTCGCGGCCTTCTTCCAGCGCCCGACAGTGGCCTCCGAGAGGCCATAGGCGGTGGCAATGGTCGATTGCATCATCCGGCGATGCACGTAATCCGACCGCGCCTTGCGGCGGGTATCGTCACGGCCAGGCTCACGAGGTGACATCCAGCCCCCCCCGCGATGATGAAGGCCACCGCACCGGCGATGATCCCGCCGATCGCCAGCCGCGTGATCCAGGTGATCCCGGCCTGGATCGCGCTCAACTGTGCGTCGATGTTCGCCGCCCGCTGCGCCTGTGTCGCCGCGTCGATTTCCAACTGGGTGATGCGGCGGTCATGCCCACCCAGCCGGTCCTCATGCGCGTCGAGGCGCTGATGCGCCTGACCGAACCTGCGGTCGAGACTGGTTTCTGCCATGATGTTTTTGTCCGTGGTGATCGGGGCGCGTCGGGCCGGTTACAGGATGCGCGTGATGGTCCGGGTCGCGCGGATGCGGCCCCAGATCGACAGCAGCCCGCCCAGGGCCGTGACAATCGTGGTGACCAGCGCAAAGACCGCATTCAGATCACCCTCGGTAATCGCCAGGCCGCCGATCTGCACCGATCCGCCCAGGGCGGCGATCAGGCCTCCAATCACCCCCAGCGATTGCAGCGCACCTTTTCCGTTCGTCAGCATCATCAGCTCTCCTCGCCCGTCAACGGTGTTTCCAGCGCCAACTCGAACGCCTCGCCCCCCGCCGCCAGGCAGGCCGGACCGCCCGGCTGGGTGATCATGATCGTCCAGGTGCCGCTCTCGCGGTTCGCCCAGACCTCCACCAGCGCGCCGTCGGCGGCCAGGCCGATGGCGATCCGCGCCTCGCCATAGCGCTCGGCCAGCAACGCTGTTACCGCGTCATGATCGGCGCAGGCGGCGGTCTGGGCATGGGCGGGCGCTGTCGCGCCGACCACTATCGCCAGGACGCAGAGCACCACCCAGATCAGGATCACGAAGCGGAAGAATGGTTCTTTCAGCATGTCATGCCTCCTTCAGCCATTGGTCGACATGGAACCCCGGGCAGGCTTTGTTGGCGTATTGGTAATCCCCCGAGATCGTGGTGATCTTGGTCCGCTAGCCGATCTCGCGGATCAGGCGGCGCAGGGCTGTGTTCTGCGCGGGCGTGAAATGGTCGCTGAACCGGTCATTCGTCGATGCGCCATGGCCACCGATCAGACAGATGCCCAGCGTGCCCCAGTTGTGGTCGGCCACATGCGCGCCGATGGTCGTCTCGGTCCGCCCGGCGATCACCTGGCCGTCGCGGTCGATCAGCCAATGATAACCAAAGTCCTTCCAACCGCGTCCCCCCTTGGACACAGGGTCGGTGTGCCAGCGCCGGATTTCCGCCCGCTTCTCCGCAAGTGGTCGGTGTGCCATCCATTCGGGCCGTGTCGCTGCATAATGGACGATAACCTCGCGCACCGGATACCGTGCCGCGCCCTGATGGATCATCGCCCCCCCAGGCGCGGCAGGCGGTGTGGCCGGGGCGGCAGGCGCTGCATCGGCAGCGGCCAGAAACGCCTCCAGTGCCTCCCGCGTGCGGGTGCCCCAGCGCCCGTCGATCGGACCGGGATCATGGCCCGGCCCGCGCAGGCCGGACTGGATCGATCGCAGATGGGTGACGTTCATGGCGGGGAGCGGCTCCGGGCTGTTGCCTGACAGGCATGCACGGTTCCGGTGCCCGCGTGGCCCGGACATGGTCCGCTCAATCGTCGGGAAACAACGATGACTGCCGCTGATCCGGCTTGGTGCGCCCCCCGGTGCACCCCTTGGCCATCCGCCGCACATGGCGCTGCGAAATGCCCAGCGCCCGGGCGATCTGGCGCCGGGTCAGGCCGGTGTCCGCCATCTCCAGCGCCGCCTTGACCCGGCCGGCCCGGCCGCCACGCGGGACATAGATCTGCTCGCCCCCCAGACAGCTGCATACCGCACGGCCATCGGTTTCGCCAAGCGCCTTGAGCAGCGGGTGATCGGGGCCCGGATGTTTCGGCACCCGCATCTCCAGCCCCCCGAAATGCGCGATCAGCGCCAGCGCCACCCGCAACCCCAGCGCCTCGGCCAGGTCGACCAGCGACCGGGGCAGGGCGGCGATTTCATCCGGCGGCGCGGCGGTCATGCGGGCCACCCGTGGCGGCCCGCATGGCTGTCAGGGCTGCTTTGGCGCGTTGATCGCCGCCTCTGCCGCCACCATCCGGGCGCGGATGAGGTCCAGCAGCGCCGAGAGGTTGTTCGGGTCGACCTGGTGCAGGTCGCCCCGCGTGACCGAGCACAAAAGGTCGTGGACCGCGCCAAGCGCATCCAGCGCCTGGCCGAGGATGTCGCCGGGGTGTTCGGGGATGCGGTCAGGCATCGGGGCGCTTGTAGCCATGTTTGGCCTCGATCTGATGGTCCAAGAACCCCTTCTTCTCTCCATACTCGAAAAGGTCGGTCGCACCTTCCATCAACATTTCGGCCAGCGCGACGCACTTCTCGCGCACTTCGGCCAATGTCTTGCAGGACGGATACACGGTAACCGCAATGATTTTCACCATCGCCACCATAGCAATTCCGGGGTGTTCGTCCTGGGTTGCCTCGCGAATGCGATCCTCGCACTCGTCCAGTCGCGTAGCGTTGTCCTTCGGCAGAAAACCCATCGCTCAGCCCTCCGCGAACAGCGGCATCTGCCGGGGGTCGTTGGCCGTTTGTTGCGGCGGTGCGGCCTTGTGGCTGGGCAGACCGGCAGGCAGTTCGGCAATGATCCCCAGCCGGTAGTCGTTCTGGATATCCTCGGCGATCCGGTGCCGGGGTGTCGAGGCCCGGCAGGCCCCGACGATCTGCATAAAGGTCCAGCCCGCCCGGCAGCCGTTCAGGATGGCGCTGCGCCAGGACTTCATCCCCGTCCATTCGACGGCAAAGGTTTCGTCCGCCATTCGCTGGGCCACAGCCTCTCCGAGAAGCCGGTCCTGATGTTGTGCCGTGATCAGCGCGCGGATTTCGCGCTTCAGCCGCCGCAGCGGCTCCTGCGCCTCGGCCTTCACCCGGCTGACTGCCAGCTCCGACAGCCAAACCAGTGCGTCGGGGTAGGCCAGACAGACCATCTCGTATTGCTTCCCGTCCGCCCCGGTCGTCATCATCAAGGTGACGACTGCCTCGCTTTCCGGGGAGGTCAGCTTCCGGTGCTGGGGTTGCCATGCAACCTTCAGCGCATCGCAGATCGGCCGGATCGGCACCTAGGCCAAGCGGTCGCGCCAGAGGAACTGCAGCGCCCTTCCGTTGATGTTCAGGAAGTCGATCACATCCCCTTTGAACGGCAGGGGAACAGACGTTGTCGTGTCTTGCCGAGACATTGTAGTCATCTCCTGTGGGTTCGGTGGGCACGCGGCCCCCCGGGTGGTGGAAAAGCCTGCCACAGGACAGGAGGGCGCCTTTAGGCCGAAGCCCTGGACATACGCGCCCGTTAACACCCGGGAGTAGGATCGTCTCGTGAGAGACACCGTCTCGGGGCGTGACCGCCTGTGGTAGACTGCTCAGGTCGCTTTCCACAGCGAACCCGAACGACCACACATTTGGCCGGTTCGCCCGGAATGTCAAATGCGCCGTCGCCGGGCCGGGGAATGCGCGTGGCACTCGACCCGGCCCGGTGATGGGCTGTTTCACGATGTCAAAGAGCGCCAGGCAGAATCGGTCGCCCTGCGCGCAGGCTGGCACGGCCTGCACCGCCGCGCAAATGTCAGGATTCGTTGCGTTCCTGACACTCAGCCGAACCGCTCCGCCTGATTGCCCCAGACCTCGGCCCCCGGCCAGGCTTCGCGGGCGAACAGCTCGCAGCGCGGCCGATCCGGGACCAGCGCCTCGATCAGCGCGCGCATTTCCGGCGGCTTGCGGCTGTGCTCGCGCCGCAGGCCTTCGATGCTGTCGGGCACATCTTCCGGCGCGATGATGCCATTGCGCTGGCCCCCGTCCGCCACCTGCGGCCGCCCGAACTTGCCCACCAGAAACGGCTCGGTCGCCGACCGCAGCGTATATCCGGTGCCCATCGCCACTGCCCAGTTGCGCGTCCGTTTCGTCCATGACTCGCCGGTGATGTAGCGAAACCCCCAGCCTTCCAGCACCTCCAGCGCCAGCGGCAGGCGCGGCCAGGTGGCCCACAGGAACAGGTAGCAATCCGGCCCCGCCAGATGATCGACCGGCAGCGCCGCGATCTGATCGCCGGTCATCGTCGGGTAATGCGCCTCCGGGCTTTTGCCCTGCCCCTTGGCCGACAGCGTGTCGAACGCCCAAGGGGGGTCGGCCAGGATCGCGCCATGGCGCAGCGGTTGCAGGGTGCCGAACGGCCACGTCTTCCGCATTGTCAGCGCGTCCGCCGCTTCAGCGCGGTGTTTTCGCGTTCTGCCATCGCGCGCATCGCGGCCAGTTTCTGCAGCTTGCGGAAATCGGCCAGCGTCACCCGGATCCGCCGGCCCAGCGGGCGTCTTGGCAGCCCGGCCTCACGCGCCAACCGGCAGATCGTGAACTTGTGGCACCCGAAATGCGCCGCCATGGCGGCGATCAGCACCCCCGCCAGCCACATGGCGGCAAACTCCGGGTCATCGGCGATGCCCAGCGACCGCTGCCCCGCCTTGCGCGGCGGCAGCCCCAATGCGCGCGCCCGCAGCCACAGGTTCGACCGGCTCAACCCCACCTGCACCGCCGCCTGCGTGTTGGTCAGGGCGGTATCGACCCAGACGCGGCGGATCGCGGATGCCGGGATGCGCTTGTCCATCAGCCGCCCGCCCCCGACCCGGAACCAGGCTTGGCTCCGGCCTTGCCGCGCGCTTCCATCTTCTTCAGCGCCTCGATGATCGGGCCAGCCTGGGCATAGTCCAGCAGATCGGGGGTCCACCGTGACCGTTTCATGCCCATGCGCGACGAACCGCTTGCAGAACGCCCGCAGCGCGGGACGCGACCCGTTCTGGATCACCCCCAGCCGGACGCAGTTCTTCCACAGCGCATGGATCGTCCGGACATACGGCTTGGTCGACGGTGCCAGCGCCACCTTGCGGCCCGCCACCTTGAACCCCAGCCGCTTCAGATCGTCGATCACCGCGCGGTGCTGATCGGCGTTCATCGCCCGCAGGCTGTCCTTGCCGGTGATCCGCACCAGCAGCGCGCGGTCGGTCACCTCGTCCAGCCCCAGCTGGGCCTTGGCGATGTTGATGACGGCATAGGCGGTCATGACGCGACTGCGCGCAGCACCGGCACCCAGCGGATCAGCATGCCCAGGAACTGCTGCAACTAACCGTGTTTCAGCGTCCAGAAGCCGGACATGTCCGAAATGCTGTCGAATCCGTCGGCCAGCGCAAAGCCGTCGATGTCGTTGATCGGAGCGACGTCGATATGGATGCTGCCGATCAGGCCATTGCCATCAAACAACAGACGGATCGGCGCGACCCAGAGGCAGGGCGGGTCCGGGAAGAACTTGCTGCACTTCTTCGAGCGCATGCCGTTGTAGACCCGCAACATGTCGCCGGGAACGGCATGACCGTGTCGATTGGCGCGGATCGTATGGCACTTCGCACCCTTGGCAATCATCGGCGCAAACCGCGCCGAGAAGTTGCAGGCGACCCTGATGTTGCTCCCGGCTGCTCATCAGGACCGGGCCACCACGCCCGGCCGACCGCCACCCGTGCGCGCAGCGGTTTCGCTGTCAGGATTTCGGCTTGGCGGGCGTAAAGCTGACGGTCAGCGTTTCGGGCACATCCACCTGTTCGCCGGTGCGCGGGATGCGCCGGATGCGCGCGGGGCGGAGGCGCGGCTTGAACCGCCCGAACCCGGTGATCACGGTGACGCCGCTGCTGACGGCCACGGCGATGGTCTCGCCCAGTCCATCGAGGACG